AGGAAACAGATATGACGATATATGCTGAACTCTTAAGATTTATTGATATTAACAGAAATTGTATTTTTAAAGTAGATCTAAAAAAGAAATCTATAAGGAATGGAGGATCATACTTTATAAAAAATGGAGAATATAATCCAAATAAAGACCTAATCACTTTGGATTGTCAATTTAAAACACAAAAAGAAGCTACTTTATATTGTCTTGAAGTGATTGAGAATTTATATCACGATTATAAATATTCTAACCCTTCAAAGGAGACTGAAAGCTTTAGAGACAAATCATATTTCAAAGCTTTGCCAGAAGAAGAATTGACTATGGAGCAGAGGGTATCCGGAGATCCTAGAGATATTGCAAAAGCAAGACTTGAAGCTTTTATTTTGTGCGCTTCTCTTGCAGGATATCTTGTATGGGACGATGAGATTATGGGTGGTCATTGGTATTATCAGGGAAAAGATAAAGATCTTGTTATCATGAGAGAGTGGATTGACATTGATTAATGACTTGATACTGTAAATTATAAATTTCATATAATTATTTTTTATAAAAGGAGGATGTTATATGTCAGAATGGATTAAGAATTACACAATTGGCGAAAATCGGCCACCATTATATGAGATGGTAGAAATCATTATGCCTGATGGAACAATCAGGGAAGACATGATGATAAAGGGGAAATATGGAAATTATGAATGGCGTGATCATACATATGCTTATGTAGTTGGTTGGAGATATATTGAAGAAAAATCAAATAAAAAGGAGAATACAAATATGATGAACAACAGAAAAAATAATAAAGAAAACAGAGTAGCAGCATTAAAGGCAGCCGGAATGAACACTGGTAAATATTTCAGCATCTCTCTTCCGGAGGGACTGCAGCCTGGAGCTAAGATCAATATTACTATTGATGAAAATGGAGTTCCCGTATTTGATGGAGATGAAAATAATATCAAAACCAATTCTGCTCTTACTCCAGATGAAAAAGCGTTACTTAATCAGGTTCGCGCCGATGGATATGTTAAGAATTCAAAATTACACAGAAGATGGGTTATGGCGCAGATGTTCCGTATGCTGAATTATGAAAGTTACGATGGAAAGAGATTTGGATATGATGCTTATCTCAATGATAACTACGGATATATGTATCAGTTTGATATGATTCTCGAAGAGATTAGAGTGTTAGGGAAATTACAGGAAAGGGATGTAAAAGAATTTAACAAGAGAGAACGTTTCTTTAATAGTTACGTGGTTCTTCGATTGATGAATGATTACATAACTAAATTACGAAAATATATTAAAAAACTTCCAGTAAAACATTGTAAAAAGATACCATATAAATGTATTTGCGGGAAAAATATTTTTGTAGATGATATTTATCAGAAAGTTTATAGTCCATTAAATACAGCATTATATAGAATGCAGGATGCTGTAAAACATAATGAATCATATACATATTTATATCTAGTACTGCGTAAGTTTGTTAAGCTTGCAAAACAGTATAAACTTCCGTTCGAGACACCGAAATGCAAAGAATGGAAGAATGCTTACAAGGGAGCAGGATCTTATTATACATTAATGAATATGGTGAAGTTCCATAATTGTAAAGCAAATGGAATGTATGGACTGGATGGAGTATATTTTATTGAAATGTTAACTGATCAGTATGGAGAAGCAGAAGAGTATTATAAATTATTTGCTTTTCTCAAAAAGACCATCGAAGATAATCACTTTGATTTTGGTCTTAGAATGAAAGAAATATATGGAAAGTAAATAAGAAATATTTATACAGATATACACTGTTCTTATACAAGAAGTGTTCAATTCAACATTATATGATATTGCTTCAGGAAGCCGTAGCTTCTATCGTAGCAGGCTTCCTGAAGAATCCCATAAATATATGGAACAATTAAAGAAATGTATACATAGACTTAGAGTATAAGAGAATAAATATTCGAAAAAACATCATTTCATTACGATAAATTGGCATAAAAATTGGTAATATATGGTAAAAAGCAAAAATACGTTCGGTTTATATTGCAATGTAAAAATAATTATGATATAACATATTTGTTCGGTACACTAGCGAACAAATGTTTGCTTTTTTTGCTGGACGCAAAAACTATATTACGGAAGAGAGATGATGTATGTGAAACAATTAATAATTGTAACAAAAAATGGATGGACTAGGGCAGAGGCAATTTGGTGTAATAGTATGAGAACAGCAAAGGAGTACATATCTTGTAGGTATTTAAAGGAAATTAAGAAAGCTCCTTTCTATGATTATGTAAACTCATATATTACACCTGACTGGACTTATGCTCAAGTATCTGCCGGAGTGTACAGTGTCAAGATCCGGTTATGCGAGAAGAATCGGATTAAGAAATATACACATCGCTCTAAAAAGTAACAAAAGAAACTACAAAAGATAAAATAATGGGGTAAAGGATCAACACATTTTGTGTTGGTCCTTTTTTAATACATAAAAATAGGAAGGATTTGATGATATGAGAAACACAGAAAGAGAACCCTTTTTAACGATCGATAAAGCAGAAGAATTAACGGGAGTGCATTACACATTAAATCATACTGGAAAAATGAGTGGTATGCAGAGCTTGTCGACATCATGTTTGTGCAATAAGAATTGCTTGAACCGTGTAGAAAATGCAGATCTTGTATGTTCTCATTGCTATGCTCAAAGGCAGATGAAAATGTATAAAAATTTAGAAAAATGTCTGAAAAAGAATACGGAAATTTTAACGACCAGATTACTTACAGACGAAGAGATTCCTCTTATCAACGCAGCATTTTTTAGATTTGAAAGCTTTGGTGATTTGAATAATGAAATTCAAGTTGTAAATTATTTTAGAATCTGCAAAAGAAACAAACATGTCAAATTTGCATTGTGGACGAAAAATCCATGGATTATTGCTGAGACGATTAATAATGGAGAAAATAAGCCACGTAATCTGCAGGTCATTTACAGTAGTCCGTATCTTGACAAATGTGATAACAAATTAAACAAATATCCATTTATTGACAAAATATTTACAGTATACACAAAAGAACATATCAAAGCAAATAATATTGAAATTAATTGTGGTGCAAAAAGCTGCCTGTCTTGCCATAAATGTTATGTCAAAAGTAAGGAAATTTATATTAATGAAAAATGCAAATAAAGTATGTTTTGATAGTGTAAAATATAAATTTCACATTGACACTAAAATAGGAGAATGATAAAATGAATACAGCTATAGGATATAAATTGTTTCGTATAAAAAAGACATGTCCAGGAGAGTTGTTTCCGCTCTATGTAAATGCAGATCATTCAATTCCGATTGGGGAATGGATGATCGCTACATGTGGACAAAGGACAAGTAATGGAAAGGTAAAAAGTAAACTTGGGCCATTAAAATTTAGACCTGGATTTCATATTAACGATAAGGTTCCATATGTTTCTCATATTGGCAAGAAAGAGAACGGGAAAATCTGTTATATGCGAGATGATACTGTATGGGCCGAGGTTGAGTACATAATAGATATTAATTATTGTTTAGAAGCTCATAAAAATGGCATTCAGAAAAATGGGAAGTTTAATCCAGTCAAGGCAGATCTTGATCATATACCAGTAAATGGTTTCTATAGATATAAAACTTCTCCAAATATGACAGGCGAGTGGATTATTGCAGGAAATATGAGAGTGATTCGTGTTCTCTCTGATCGTGAAGTAAAAAGGATATGTATTAAAGCCGGATCTGCATATCTTCCAAGGCAACAAAGATTAAATTTAAAAGAATTTGGTTTTGCTGCAGTGTAGGAAGGAGTTGAGATTATGGCATGTAATAAAAGAAAACCAATGGTGATGTCATTATTTGTATGCCCGGAATGTGGACTAGAAATGCCATTACCTAGAATACACGGATCACAAAGGGAAAAAGGACATATAAAAGATCTGTATTGTCCTATATGTAAGGACACTATGAAATTTAGGGAATACGGATATAAGGAAAGCTATAAGAATTTGGATGGAGAGATTATCGGAGAGTAAAACGAGGTGAATTAATTTGAAATTTTTAGAAAATAGAATAATAAAAAGGAGGGAAAGAGCACGAAAATTAATGGAATCGGAGTTATCAATAAGAAAGAGGCAATGTCTATTTTAACAAAAGAAGGACGGGAAGCCGTTAATGCTGGAGAAATCAGCATGGAAGAGCTTGGAGTAATGTACAAGCTCGATCAAGTCAAAAAGGTTTGTAGCATCGGTAGATACTCTGATACATTCCGAGCAAATTATAGCCGTATCCCGGACAATTTAAAAGAAAAGCTCACGCCGGAAGAACTGGCGGAACTGGTAGAAGCGTTTTATAAATGCTATGGGGATGGGAAAAATGCGAAAGCCCCATTGTGAAATGTTTATTAAAAAAATAGAATAATAAAAATGAGGAAAAGAAAGATGTTGCTAAAAGATTCTGTATAAGTGTTGGCGAAGTGACTAAGATTTTGAAAAAAGAAAGAATAAAGGTATATTATGGAAGAATATACAGGAGATATTATAAGAATTGATAGGCTCATTGACTTTCTACCATCTGAATACTGGGAATGGGATTTCTGTGGAAAGATTGATTTAGACGATATATCAATTGGAATACATGAATGTATTACTGAAATATCTGAACCATATGGAGATACATTGGATCATCTTGTATTAGAACACAGATCAAGAGATTGGCATATTGGAAGAATTATTTATTTTATCAATCATCCAGAAGAAATTAGAGATATTGTGATTGATAATGAATGCGTCAACAATGAAATCCTTCCGCAAGCTGTGATTGTAGATGGATGGCATAGATATGCAGCCGCTAGGTGGTTATACGATCAAGGGAATTTAACTAAAATTCATTGTATATACAGTGGTAGATTGGATGTTTTGGAGTATTTACAAGGTATAAGAGATGAGTTATTGGAAGATATAGTTTGATAATGCAAAATAACAAATGGAGTTTAGTTTATGAAGCATAAAAATAAAAGTGAAATCAAATTAGGAAGAGATGAATCATTCACGGAAGATTTATATAATAATTCAGAAGCAGGAAAATGTCCTGAGTGTGGTGGTATTTTAGTTACAAATTATGGTGATGGAATAAGTTGTACTTTTTGTGTAGATTGTGATTATAACGAATATGATTATGATTAGATGAAAGACTGATTTCAAAAATGGAGGATTTAAAATGACACGAAAAGAAATAGAAAAATACATTAAAAATATGAACGCAGATGAGTTAGTTATATTATGTAGAGAAATTAATGAGTGGAGATATACTACAGGAGAAATAAAATTTGATTCTGCATTTAGCAAACTTGGGAATGATTTAAAATACTTTGATTCAAGAGATCTTGAGAATATGATTTTGGATGTAGCACATGAAAAATTTAGTAATGTGGTTTCATTACTATTAAAAAGCAACCCTGGTAAATACATAAAATAGATATATGAATTGGTTATGAAGGACTGATTTCAGAGGTGATCCAAATGAAAAATTGGAGATATTTTATTGTTTTAAATGAAACTAAATATGGATTGAGTAATATTGTGGAGAATAAAGATTATTCTGGTGAAGGTTTGCCATTGTGTCAAGATTTTTCAGTTGCAATTAATTTTTCATCACCGGATGAATTGATTGAGTGGCTAATTAAAAACACTAATCTAAATATGGAAAATGGAGATTTTCATATTGAAGGACATTATCTACCAGACGAGATTGATTTTTAGGAAAGGAGAATAATGATGAGTTTAGTATTTGATAAACATGAAATAGAGATGAAACCATTACATGATTTATTAAGAGAAAACAAAATGAATTTTACACAGTTTTTAAGAACTGTAGATTTTGTAAGAGATATGACACAAGAACAGTTAAACGATTATATTGAAGCCTATAAAAATGGTGAGTTTGATAATCATGGATGGTATTAAAACTCCATGAATTTTAACTTTCAAGGAGAGTTTTATGTATGATCGTAGCGAAATCAAAGAGATAATTGACGAAATTGTGTTTTTAAAAAAATATACCTTATTTGATAATCAGGGATATGATGAAAAGGCAAAAGTTATAGAAGAATTAAAATCAGATTTATATAATGCATTTGGAATAGATGAATGATATAAAATGACGGTTTCAGAGAGGATGATATAATG